CGAATCGCCTGAACGACAAGGAGAGGAACCTAGAGAAAGTTGTAGCTCAGAGTGGAGACTATGGCCCGCTGAACCCGCAGTGGGTCGAGTGGTTCATGGGCTACCCTATAGGGTGGACAGAATTAGATCACTAGGAAATGCGGTCGTTCCCCACATAGTAGAGAAGTTAGGAAGAGTCATTTTAAACACGCACATAACACGTGACGTGTGCTAGTATCAAACTATGTATGAAATGACACCACAACAGCGAGCAGCATTCGAGCGGATGGACGACCGCGAGCAGCGATTCGCTTTAAAGATAATATCGGGTGCATCGGGCGCAGAAGCTATCAAAGCAGGTTGGCCAGACGCAAAGGGGGCAGGTATACGTGCAACGACGGTACGTCACCGGCCAAAAGTTCGTGCGTTTCTGACAGAGATGCAATGTACGTTAATCGATGACGCTATCATGTCGCGTAACGAGGCGATGGAGCGCTTGACGAAGATAGCTCGGGCGACCATAACGGATGTTGTCGACATCAAGGAGATCAATTGGGGTACACCAGAAGCGCCTGACCTGCAGACGACGTGGCATTTACGCAACGACTCAGACGCGCTTGAAACGGTATCTGAGTTGAAAGCGGGTCCAGCCGGGCCGCAGATAAAGTTGCACGACCCGTTGAAAGCGATCAAGCAGATGGCTGAGATGAGCGGATGGAACGCTAACATTAACGTAGACGTGAACCAAGGAGGGCTACTCGAAGGTGAAGTCATCGACGTGAAGGAACTGTCGAACGACGCGCTGCACGAGTTAGTGATGCTGCAGTATGCTGGACCAACTGATACACAAGAGTGACTTAATCGCGGCACAAAAGGAGTACTGTCGACGTAGTTTGTCGAATTTCGTGAGACTCGCGTGGAAGGTCGTAGAGCCTACTCAGGTATACGTTCACGGGTGGCACATCGACGTGATATGTGAGCACTTAGAAGCGGTCACGCGAGGTGAGATCAATCGGTTAGCGATTGCGGTGCCACCGGGAATGATGAAGTCGCTGTTAGTCGGGTGTTTCTGGCCAGCGTGGGAGTGGGGGCCTGCTAACAAGGCGAGCTATCGATATCTGGGAACGTCGCACAGTGCGAACCTCGCTATCCGTGATAACGCTCGGACACTGCGGCTGATCAAGAGCGAATGGTATCAAGAAATGTGGGGCAAGAAGGTCATACTCGTGAGTGACGCAAAGACGAAGTTCGAGAACACTAAGACGGGGTTCAGAGAGGCGATGGCGTTCACAGGGTTGACGGGTAACCGTGGAGACCGAGTGCTCATGGACGACGTTTTGAGCGTAGACGATGCGCTGTCAGATGCGAAGCGTAACGCTGTTAAAACGACTTTTCTTGAGTCGGTCCCGACTCGATTAAACTCTCCGCGCAAAAGCGCAATCATTAACATCCAACAGCGGCTACACGAAGAGGACACCATCGGGCTATGCATCATGCGTGACCTCGGGTACGAGGTGTTGCGCCTACCTATGGAGTATGAGGTCGATTACCCTTGCACGACGAGTATAGGGTTCAGCGACCCGCGCACTGAAGAGGGAGAGTTGTTATTCCCTGAGCGGTTCCCCCGCGAGACGGTCGAGCGTGACAAGCGCGTTATGGGTTCGATCGCCACCGCCTCTCAGTTCCAACAACGCCCTGTCCCCCGAGAAGGGGGCATGTTCAAGCGCAACTGGTTTGAAGTGGTACCGCACCCCCCGCGAGACGTCGTGTGGGTTCGGGGGTGGGACTTAGCGGCGACCGAGGGCAGCAAGCGAGCGGCGGCTAACAAGAGCGGCCCGGCTTATACCGCAGGCGTCAAGGTCGGCATGGATAACAACGGGACGGTGTACATCGGGCACGTGATTCGAGGGCAATTGAGTGCAGGTAAAGTCGAGGCCATGATTAAGAACACGGCAGCGTTTGACAGTAAGGCGTGTACTATCGATCTGCCGCAAGACCCCGGACAAGCAGGTAAGGCGCAGGTAAAACACTTGGTTAAGATGCTCGCTGGATATAACGTAGTGTATGGTTTAGAGTCAGGTAGCAAAGAGTTACGAGCGCAGCCGTTGGCGGCACAGGCCGAAGTGGGTAACGTTAAGATAGTGTTAGGCGACTGGAACGATGACTTTTTGGACGAAGCGGGGTCGTTTCCGTTCGGGAAATATAAGGATCAGATCGACGCTGCGAGTCGGGCGTTGGCACGACTCACCGCCCCAGCGGTCAACGATATGTTCGGTGGACCGATTATACTAGCGAGGTAAGGACACATGAGCGAAGCGTTTAAAGAAAAAGGTAAGATGGGGGTCGCTGTTTGGGGCGGCTACATAGACAGCGGTGAGACTAACCAAAAAGTCACAGGCTCTACCCGCTACCGAACCGCTGCCGACACGTTAGCCAACATATCGGTTGTGGCGGCGAGCGTTAGGTATTTCTTAAACCTGTTAGCTAACCCGCAATGGCGAGTTATGCCAGCGGATGACACGCAACGGGCTAAAGATGCGGCTGAGTTCGTCGAATCGGTGATGGATGAGGTGGAGTCTAGCTGGACACGAATCGTCCGACGGTCTGGCATGTATCGGTATCACGGCTTTGGGTTCCAAGAGTGGACGGCGATGAAACGCCCCGACGGACGGATCGGTATAAAAGATATCGAGGTTCGGGCGCAACACACGATAGAGAAGTGGGACGTCACAGATAACGGCACGGTGAAGGGCGTCTGGCAGCGATCGCCGCAGGACGGTACCGAGGTATACTTACCGCGAAATAAACTCATCTACCTGAGAGACGACACGCTGACCGACTCGCCTGAAGGCATGGGATGGTTCAGGCACCTCGTCGAGCCTAGCGAACGGCTGAAGGAGTACTTGACGCTAGAGAAGGTCGGGTTCGAACGAGACCTAGCGGGAGTGCCCGTCGGTCGTGCGCCGATTACAGCACTCAACCGCGCTGTCATGGCCGGTACGCTCTCTAAGGCCGACGCAGATACGATGTTAGAGGGGTTGAAGAACTTCGTGCGGATGGAGGTTAAGAAGCAAAACACAGGTATCGTGTTAGATAGCCAGCCGTTCGAGAATCAATCATCTGATGGTGTACAGGCCGCGAGTGTCGCGCAATGGGGTGTTGACCTACTGACGAGCGATGCGGGTAACATCGCACAGTTAAACGACGCTATCCACCGGATCAGCGTCGAGATGGCAAGGGTCATCGGTACTGAGATACTGTTCATCGGTAGTGATGGTAAAGGGTCTATGGCGCTCAGCAAGGATAAAAGTAATAACCTGTTCTTGAACGTCAACGGCACGCTCGACGAGATGACAGAGATGTTCACACGCGACCTGATCAGGCCGCTGTGGGCGCTCAATGGGTTCGACGAAGAGGTCATGCCGCGCTTCACGCACGAGGATATCGCCGTGCGCGACGCTGAGCAGATATCGATTACGCTACGTAACATGGCCGGTGCAGGTGCCGTGTTAGGACCAGACGACCCGGCTATTAACGATCTGCGGGATATGCTAGGTATCTCACGGGCACTACCGTTCGAAGAGGACATGGATGATACGAATCGAGAGGATGTGGATGGGTCAGACAGCGGCAGTGGTAGCAACGGGGCCGAGCCTGACGATGACCCAAGTGAGGCAACTGAAGGGGAAAGCGAGGACGATAGCGGTCAACGATAGCTACAAGATAGCACCGTGGGCTGACATGATGTACGCGGCAGATCACAAGTGGTGGAGGCATCATGCGTTCTGCCACTCGTTCACAGGCGAGCGGTGGACACAGAACAGAGGCCCGACCGGATGGGTCGATGAGGCCGGTAGCAACGGGCTCGAAATCATACAGTGTAAACACTCGCTCGAAGTGTCTACCGACCCGCACTTCGTATCGAGTGGGTGGAACTCTGCATTCCAAGCGATGAACATCGCCGTGCATTTAGGGGCAAAGCGCATTCTACTGTTAGGCGTCGACCTGCACACGGGTGGCGGTGCTCATTTTTTCGGCGAACATCCGCCGGGCTTGCAACGCAGCTCGCCTTGGGCTACGTTTAGGAAAGCATTTACGGTTTCAGCTCCCGTTTTGGCGGGAATGCGGGTTGAAGTCATCAACTGTTCACCTACGTCCGCCTTAACATGTTACCCGTACATGGAGGTGGGGGTTGCCTTGCGCTAACGTATTACTTCACAGTTCATCATACTACCGAAAGCACGTCTACAAAGAAGGTCTTGCGGCGTGTGGCTATTCTATCATCGAAGATCACAATCACCGTCCGAGTCAAGACGACGTACTTCTCATCTGGAATCGTAGCAAAAACCGCGAGCATGTCGCTAAGCGATATGAAGACGCGGGTGCGCGTATCTACGTAACCGAGAACGGGTACATCGGCAAGACTAAGACATTGGCGATCGGGCATCATTCAGGGGCAGGTGAATGGTACGTTGGCGAAGAAGATCGATGGTCGCAGCTCGGCGTAGAGGTGAGCGAATGGCGAAACGACGGCAAGCACGTATTATTGTTACCTCAACGTTCAATCTGAGAGCCGGGGGTAGCGATGCCCCGAGACTGGGTGGATCGAGTCACGAAGACGATACAAAAGGCTACTGATCGACCGATACGTGTCAGGAAGCACCCCGGTAAAGACAAGACGCAGAAACCGACACTCGAAGATGACCTCGAAGGTGCGTGGGCATCGGTTACGTGGGGGTCAGGTGCAGGTATTAAGTCGATAATCGCAGGCGTCCCAGTGTT